AGATCTTGGTAACTATGGTAGAAAAGAATTAAATAGAGTACATAATGCATTAGAAGAAGCCAAGAGTAAACTAGTCAAACTAAATGAAGGTATATTTACATTTGAAAAGAAGAAACAAATAGCTGAATTAGAAAATGCTATAAAGGTTGGTACTTTGTATTATACCAAACTGAAGAATAAATGGCTAGCATAATTAAGAACGATTATAGTATAGATACATTTTCAAGACTCAATTTCACTCAACAACATAAGTTAATAAAGGAGCTTAATGATCCTTTAGTGTTTGCTGAGAAACTATTGGGCTTACAGCTCTTCGACTATCAGAAAGAGATATTAGTAGAACAATCTCTGAGAGTTAATATAAGAAAAGGACGACAGGTTGGTATGTCTTATGTATTAGCTTTAAAAGCTATTATAAAGGCGATTAGGTATTCAGGTATTGTAGTAGCAGTAGTATCACCATCTCAAAGACAGAGTTCATTGGTATTCAGATATATAATGAATTTCTTTAGGGGTCATGAGTTATTAAGACCTGAAATTGAGAGCAAGAATAGTAGATGTTCGCAAACTGTTATTGAGTTACCAAATGGATCTATTATATACTCTTTGCCTTGTGGTAACGATGGACATACTATAAGAGGTATATCTGTTCCCAAGGGAAGTATACTTATAGTTGACGAAGCCGCATTTATACCTGAGAAGGCTTGGGAATCTATAGATTACTTCACAGCCGCAGGTGGACAGGAAATACTTTCCAGTACCCCACTAGGTAAAAGCGGAAGATTCTATGAGGTAAGTGAAGATAAGGGATATAAACATTTTAAGATACCCACACTATTAAATCCCTTAGTTGATAGAGATTGGCTTAAGTCAAGAGAACATCTTAGATCATATGCTAGTGAGATATTAGCAGAGTTTATAGCAGGTGAAGGTAAGTTCTTTGATGATGCTATTATTAAGAAATGTATTAATGCTGATCTTAGTTGGAATGCTGATCCTAGAGATGTGCTTGGCGATTTTAAGTGTATGGGTGTTGATGTAGGTATTGAAAGAGATCCTACAGTAATAACCATCGCTAAACGTAAAGAACAAAAGATGATACCGTTCTTTATAAAAGCATATAAAAAGAAGAATAATAAATCTACTTATGAGTGTGATTATGAACCAGTTAATTCTTATGATGATATCGAAAGTGCGTTATTATTTCAAAAGAATCGTTATGTTGATATTAATTATGTTGCTATAGATGCTACTTTTAACCCATACTTGGCAGATAGATTAGCTAAACAAATGACTGTATTTCCAATCAAGTTTAACAGTTCAGCTAAGAATGGTAATCCAATGAAGTCAGAGTTAATGCACACTCTATTAGCCGCAATGACAGGAAACAAGGTTGAGTTACCAAATCACTCAGTATTAATAAGACAACTCATGAACTATGAGTTTGAGTATACCGAAAATAAGAATATTAAGTTTTCTTCTGAAGATGAGGACTTCATAGATAGTTTAGCATTATGTTTATATAATGAAATGGAAATAAAAGAAGCAGACAATTTTGCAGTAATTTGAAATAATTATTATATTGTGTATATAATATAAGGAGATAACATGAATCTATTAAACTTGTTCAAATCAAAAAAGACCATAGAAAAACCAACTGATTCGTTCGATGTAGTTGAAGCCGAACAATCATATAAGTTACAACAATATGGTTATCTATATGAAGCCCCTAAGGATAGTTATCTAGGTCTTTATAAACAACTCTATGATAATGTACCAGTATTAGATGGTGCTGTTAATGCTTATACAGATCTTATTTGTTCAGGATGGAAGATTAATAGTGTCAATCCAGAAGAAGCTGAGTTAATAACAAACGAACTCACTAATACAAATTTTGATAAGACCTTAAAGACTTCTATGGATAATTACTTTATATATGGTTATTATGGTACAGAGATGGTACCATCTCCTAAGTTTGATAAGATAGTTAAGTTCCAAGAAATACCTACAGAGCAGTTAAGACTTAAAAGAGATGAATTCGCAAATATAATTGAGTTCGTACAAGAAGCTTCTCCAAGAACTATTAGAATTAATCCAGCAATGGTTTTATTCTCTGCTAATAGAGAGAGTACAACTGAACCTTATGGTCGTTCATTATTTCGCTCATTACCTTGGATAACTCGTGCGATGTTAGAGTTACAAGATTCGATGACAAAGATATATCGTAGATACGGTTCACCTAGATTTCACGTTAAATACTTACCTGCATTACAATTAGATCAAAATACACTTAATAGTAGATTAACAACTTTAAAAGGTAAATTCAAAGATATAGAGATAGGACAAGACTTCTTTACATCAGGCGATGTGCAGATTGATTTAATAGGAGTAGGTGCAGGTGGTGGTGGAAGACAGTTCTCAATGACAATAGAAATGCAAGAAGTTATGATGAGTATATTTAGTGGACTTAAACTACCTGCTGGCGTACTTGGTTATAACTATGGTTCAACTGAAACTCATCTTACTCAACAAATTGAGATATTACTTGGACGTTTACTTAGTTATCAAAAAGAACAAACTCATGTAATTAATCTTAAATTAATGCCTTTGCTTGCAACTATATATAATTTAAAAGCAGTACCAACAATAGAGTTTAATAAACCTATTATAACTGATGAAGCAAAAGATGTAGCACTTGAGGGATCAAAGATAAATAACGTTAAAACATTAATAGATATGAATATGATTACAGTAGCAGATGGACAACAGAAGTTAGGACTTGAAGTTAAAACTATAGAAGCGAAACCACAACCCAAAAAAGAGGAGGTCCCAAATGCCTAAGTCAGTTGAAACTTGTGTAGCTAAGTTAATGCAGAATCCTAAGTTCAATCCAAAGATAGGGTCAGGAAAAGCGGATAAGGATAAAGAAGAAATAGCATATGCTATATGCAACTCTAAACATAATGAGTGCATGGTGTGTGAAATTACAGATGATGTATTATTCTTAGAAGCTATTGAAAAGATACAGAATGAATTAACACAGCAATCAACCAAGGAACATGACTTCGTTCTTGAAGGTATTGCTTTCACTCAATTCGCAGAAGCAGTATCTAAAGAAGATATTGATAAAATAAATAAATTCTCTGTTAAATCAGTAGAATCTAAAGATATAACTATCTATACAGCTTTGCTTATAGATGATAAGATTACTCGCAATAACACGCAGTATCCAAAGGAATTCCAAAGTATGCTGTTATCTTTGCCTGTTGGCGAAGGTAACTTTGTAGGTGCCCCTATATTATTCGGCGATACAAAAGACCATCAGCATACTGCTTCTTCTCAAGTCGGACGCATATTTGAAGCCTGGCAGGTTATAGATGCTGAAAAACATTATGGAGTAATGGCTAAGATATATGTTCTTAATGAAGGAAACGAAGATCTTATCAATAAGATTAACAGCGGTGTTCTTAAAGAGATGTCAATAGCTACTAAAGTTGGAATACCAATGTGCTCTATATGCGGACAGGATATAAGACAGTGTTCACATGAACAAGGAGTTAATGGAGCCTATGTAGTAATGAGTGGTAATGGATTTGTAGCAGAAGCATCATTCGTTGCGGTTCCAGGATCTAACTCAGCTAAGATACTTAATGAGGATGAAACAAAGAAGTTCCTTAAATTAGAACAACTTAAAGAACTTGTATCACCTCTTATAAATGAATCACTTGGTGCGATATCCAAACTTTCAACTGATATGAATGATTCTATCACTTTAAAGATGAAAGAGATGACTGAGAAACTTGATACTATAACTGCTCAAATTACTTCTCATTCAGAAACATTAGTTAAACATGAAGATAAGATAACTAAAGAAGCTGAAGTAATTAGTTATAAGATAGATATATTATCTACACTTGAAGATCTTAAAGAAGACATTGAAAATTCAAAGGGTTTCTTAATTAGAAACTTATCTAAAATGAATATTAATGCTCAGGAATTTAGAACCGATATAGTTCCTGAACTTACACAAGGTCTTAAAGGTGAAGACATATTAATGATATTTAAATTGTTCTATGATAATGTTGAGATAGCAGGAATCAATCTTAGCAATTTAGAGAACGCTCTTAAAGTTACTCCACCTAATACTAATCTTACATATACTGGAACAATTACAGATATATCTAACCTAGCCAGATTCTTGATAAAGAAGAATGATAATATAAAAGTAAGAATTATGAAGTTACAAGGTAAGTTCGACTTACAAGAATTGGAAAGGAAGAATTTAATAACAGAAGCAACTAAGTATGGTATTCTATGTGGTAAGTTTAACTTCACCGAAAAGAATCTATCAGAAAAGTTCTTTGAAACATTTTCTACAGAAGAGATCGTTAAACTTAAAAATGAGTTTTTTGAATCAGGAACCAAACTTTTTACTCCAGAAATTGTGGAACTAAAAGGCAACAAAGAAGAACAACCTAAAGATGAGAGCAAACCTAAAGCTTCTCTAAGAGAGATAGCCCAACAGATAGTCAAAGGAGGAAACACAAATGTCTAAAAATACCGTTGAAAGAACCGAAGGTAGTCACGTAGTTAGTTTTAAAGCAGATCCTACAGTTGCAATCCCAAAGGGTTCAGCTGTTGAAATATCAGATGATTATGAAGTTTCGATTCAGGCTGCAACTGGAACTTTCGCACAGGGCGTAGCTCTTGAAGCACATGCTAGCGGAGTGATGGATTGTATACCTGTATTACTTGCAGGACCAGTTATAAGAGTATTGATTGGTGCAGGCAACGTAACACATGGTCAGTTAGTTAATGGTGATGCTGCAAATACTGGTGAGTGGATAGTTGATGCTAGCAATCCTGCTGGTTTCGCACTTGAAGATGCAAATGATGGCGAATATGCCGACATTTGTTTCGTAGGTGAGTTGAACTAAGTAGTTAGATTAAAAATTAATATTGGAGGAATAACAAAATGAATAAAGCTTATAGTCTTGTAGATTTCAAAGAACAGTTTGGAATCGGCGAAGATTCAGTTAAGAAACTATCTGAAAAGATGGTTGAATTGAAACTTAGTGGTAACTCATTGTTCAGAGAATTTTTCGGTAACAGTACCGCAAGTTCTTTAGTACCAGCACAGTTTCTTGCTCAGATCATATTAGGTGCAACAAGCAATCCTCTTTTCAGAGACTTTGCTCCAGTTATATCTAAAGATTCTGGCGAATCTATTTGGATTCGTAGAGCAAGTGACGAAGAAGATGCTCAAGTTGTAAATGAAGGAGCTGAAGCTCTTATCGACACAGTCGGTTATGAGAAAAGCGAATTCACATACAATAAGATCATGAAAAGACCTATGTGGTCTTATGAAGCACTTGCTGATACCCCAATTGATTTAATTGGTATCAACAACCAACTTATGGGTGCGAAAGTTACCCAGAAAGAAGACCAACTTGGTCTTGCTGACATATATTACTGGTCATCTGGTGCACGTGCAACTTCATACGCAAATACAGTTGCTCCAACAGGTGGACAGTCATATTTAGAGAACTTGATCGATGCAGTTGTAGATCTTCCTTGCGACAGTGAAGGATTCTACAAAGCAGACGTCATTGTTATGGATTGTGCAGGTTACAAGTTG